GTTATCTACTCTACCACCTTGGTAAGTAAAGTCTAAGTAAGAAAGTAATCCCATTGGTCCAGCCATTGGTACTACTGGTACTAAGTCTAGACCGATAGTTTGTGCAGCAACTTGCATTGCCAAAGGCAATAATGTTGGTGCTTTGTCACCTGAACCAGTCTCACCTGCAGCGGCACCTTGTGAGATGCTACCTGGGAATGTTACTGCGCCCATACCTGAAAGGCTCATTGGGCCAGGGTTGTTTGATAAAGACATAATGTTTGCGTCTTCATATAGTTTGTGGTTGTGACAGTAAGTCGACATCCACGCTAATTTTTCTGATTCATTAATACCAGTTGCCTCTTCAATGATTGGCGCCCAAGTATTTCTGATCTCAGCTTCGTTTAATAAATTTGCCATTTTTTAATGATCGTTTTTTTAGTTTGTTGTTTAGTTAAAAACTCGACATACTTGGGTTTTCTGCTTCTGTCACCCTATCGTCGATTAATTTATATATCTTTATATTATTTGTTAAATCTCTTTTTAAGTTCGTTTGCGTAAGTAGACACATCATATAGTGTTTCTTGCTTTTCAACAACGTCCTTAGATTCTTTTACCATTTCTACTTTTTCCATTTTAACAGGAGCTTCTCTTAAATCTCTAGTTTGCCAGAAATTTGCAACTTGATACTCTGTGTTCAATGTTTTGTATTTGGATTGAGCTGTTATCTGATTTTGTTTAGCTTCAGATAGGTTAGCCCATGTTTCTGCGTATTCAGATGGCATAAGAGCAATGAATGTTGGTTGTGCACCTAGATTTTCAACTATTAATTGAGATTCATTAATTCTAGATAAGATTTCTCTTTCTGTCATAAATCCTCTTTTTGTAACATGTTGTCTAACATTACTTTTAGCATCTTCATTTAGCGCGTTATATGCTTCTCTTGTTTTAGATGAAACTACTTTAAAGAATGAAGGACTTTCATTTTCTTTAATTTGTGCATTTTCAACTAATTTATCTAATTTTGAAGAGATTTCGTTTTTGTAAGCTTCTAATGGATCATGTGCTCCTTCTTCGCCTTCAGCTTCTTCTTCGCCTTCACCTGCATCAGCTTCTTTAGTTTCACCTTCTGGTCCAACTTCAGTTACGTCTTCTGCATCTTCTGCATCCTCGTCGCCTTCTTTAGCAACTACCTCGCCTTCAACATCACCTTCTGCTGAATTATCTCCAGCTTCAACTTCTTCTCCGTCGATTTCTTCAACATCTTTACCTTCACCTGCATCAGATACGTCACCTTCTACTGAATTATCTCCAGCTTCAACATCTTCGTCTTCTATTTCTTCAACGTCTTTTGCACCTTCGTCAGATTCAGAAGTATCGTCTTCTTCTTCGGAATAACTTTCGTCTTGTGATTTAGTTTCACCTTCTGCTCCAACTTCAGTTACGTCTTCTGCATCTTCTGCATCTTCGTCACCTTCTTTAGCAACTTCTTCGCCTTTAACGTCACCTTCTTCTTCATTATCTGTAATTTCTTCAGCTGATTCTACATCTTCTTCTTCGATGCCTGGATTTTCAGCTTCATCTTCTTCAGTAACAACTGATTCGTTAATAGACTCTGCAATATAATCAGCATACTCAGAAACTGATTGTAAATTTTCTTTTAAGTATTCTACATAACCTACTAGAGTTTCATGTGTCGCTGCACCTTCATTATGTGCTTCTGCTAAATAATTAGAGAAATCTTTAACTTTAGATACTGCTTCTGCCAGATGTTCTGTGTATTGAATACCTTGATCTAGTTTTTCAGCAATGTTTTCTGAATAAGAAATAGATTGATCTGTTTTTTCAGCTACGTGTTCGCTATATTGAATAGATTCATCTAATTTTTCTGCTAAATAACCAACATAATCTGATAGTTTGTTAACACTTTCTACGATATGATCGTTGTGAGAAGTTAAATTCTCAACTGTTGTATCTTCACTAGAAGTTTCTTCTTTAGCTATGATACCTTCTTTAATAGACTTGATTTCGTTCGCTAAATACTCTGAGTACTTGTTGAAGTCGTCAGCCTTTACAAATTCTGCCATGTTTTTATTTTCTTTTATTTGTGTTTTGTTAGTTTCTAATTCGTTTGTAGCTTGACCTTCGTTGTTCATTTCATAAATCCATAAACCGGAATTATTATCGAAACCATAAGATTCGTTAACTCTTTTTAATTCTGCATTTTCAAATCCAGGATCTGCAACCAGATCATAAGTAAATAATTGTTTAATTTTTACCTTACCGTTAGATTCAACTGCACCAGCAGCTCTTGATGAAATCTGCAAAGGAATACCTGCATCTACAAGTGCCTTTGCTTGACGACCAGCGTCCGTATCTAATAATCTAATTTTACCTCTTACTTCCTTTGAGTCTTTATCATAAGTAAGTTCTTCGATAATGTGAGATACGTTTTTAAGTGATGTGTCGAATGAAGTTGGATGATCTAATTCACCCAAAAGTTTAGAAGCCTCTATTTTCTGCTGAAGAGCCTCTATTTGAGGAACATATTCAGACTCGGTATAGATACGATTGTTTCTATTTTTTTGGTCAATTTGACCGAAAACACCTTCTAAAATGTACGCTTTCTCTTCATTCTGGACTGAACTAAGAGCAGATGACGACATCTCGACGATTAATAAATCGTTTGTATTTTTCATATTGATAGTTTTTCTATTTTTAATATATATCCTATTTTATTATTGAAATATCTTATTACAAATCTGCAAGTGGATCATCACCGCCTTCTTCAGCATCTTCTTCTTCTTTTTCAGCGTCCTTTTCAGCTTGTGCAGCTTCAGCTTCAGTGTCTAAATAGTAACCAACTAAAATATCCATTTCTCCTTCTGCAAACGCCGCTTCTCCGTATTCTTTATAGAAATAATCTTTGAATCCATCTTCAGTTTTTGATGATGTAATTGCTCCTAAGATTTCTGCAGCTTTAATTTCTGGACCTGAATCTAATTTTTGATCGTCTATATAGACTTTAGATTCTTCACCAGCTGATAAAGCTTCTTCCGAAATAAAGTCTGTAAATGTTTTAAAAATTTTCATAATCTATATATTATTGTTTTGTTCTGATATTACATTGCGAATGGATCTTCAGGCTCTGGAGCTTCAGCATCATCTTTTGCTTGTTTAGATTTAGCAGCATTATTTGCTCTAATTTCATCATCAGTAAGTTTAAGATATTTCTTAACTAAGTACTCTTGATCGAAGTAATATTCTTCTTCCATTGTTTCTTGATTCGTAGTCATTAAACTATCTCTCATTGATCCAATAAAGTCTAATCTACGTTCCATGATTTCCATTGTTTTTAATTCAGCGAATACGTTTTCTTCATTAAACCTTAATGCAACCTGTGTTTTAAATTGAGGATCATTTGTAAATTCAGGATATTTTAAACACATTTGAATGTATAATGGTTTAACCATAATTTCCTGGAATACAGATCTCAAACGCTTAATGAATTTACCAAACTTGATCTCATCTCTAATCATACCATCTGCAGCCAAGTTAAAATCTCCACCTCCATCTTCATATAAGAATCTTGAATAAGGAATTTTAGAAACGTGTTTTAATTTATCTGAGAAGTATTTAAGTGCTTCTGTATCTGAAAGATCTGGTCCTTCACCGCCCAGTGTTTCAATTTCTGGCGTTTCTCCATCTTTAGAAGGTAACCAATATTCTTTGCTAAACTGTAGCATTGGTTTACCATCAGTTGCTAATGTTGCCGATTCCCAATCAAAATCTACAGTCTCTTTGTATGAATTCATTAATTGAGCAAGTGATTGTTTAGCCCTTGTTTTAGATTTACCACCGACTGGAATAATAAACTTCATTCTAAATGAAGCGTTAGTCACTGCCCAGATTACTCTGGTGTGTTCCATAATTCTAAGTAAATTAAACGATCTAGTTAATCTTTCAATATATGAAACTCTAGATGCAGTAGTTATTGATGAATAAGATAAGTATATTACTTGTGAATCGTATAATTTTCTTTCTTTAACCGGATCATCTTTATATTGTACCCAAACTTTCTTACCATCCTCGTGATTATATCCTGGTATTAATGTAACAGGATCAAGTTCTTTAAATCCTATTACTTCTTTTTGGTCTGGGGAATAAATTATTTCGAAAGTTAAATAACCATCTATTAAGAATTTTCTAAAATAATACCACGCAGATTGATCAGAATTAAATCCAAAATAATGATATATTTGTCTAAAATATTTATTAAGATCTTTTTCAACATCTGATGAAACATCTAGTCCTAATATTTCAGGTTGACAGAAAAAATTCTTATCGTCATATACCACAGTCTCGTCACATAAAATGTCAAGAATGTCTTCTACTTCATCATTTAAAGAAAAACTTCTTAATTCGTCTCTTTTTGCTTGATAATCTTGATCAAAAAATGGAATATTTTTCTTAAGATTAGTATCTGTCATTGACATTGCAGCAAATGCTCCATAAATGTCATCGTTATCGACACCGTATGGATTCATTTGACCATATCCGATCTCTGCTTCCATTGGTCCAATCGCCTGAGATTGTCTAAGTACTAAATCATCATAGCGCATACCAAAACTTGATAGCGTTTTCAATGAGTTTGAAAGGCTAAACGGGTTTGAACTATTACTTAACGGTCCGTTTCTGTCGGTGAATCCTGCCATATTGTTTTATTATTATGTTCTTTTTTATATATCTTATTTTTTAAGGTGGTTTCTAAAGGCATATTTTATCTTACCAATAGTCGTTCCATTTAAATCAATAAAATCACAAAGAACTATTTCTGCCCAATGTTCATAAGACACTATTTTTTGATTTTTTTTAAGTTGAGGTATATATTGTCTAATTGCAAAATCTAATCCAAATCTCTCTAAATATTTTTTAGCACCTTCGTATGTGAATTTTATTTGCCCTTGATTTTTAGCGTTATTACTGCTTTTACCTTTAATTTGTGATTTTATTTCACCTTCCATTGTATCATAGATCATATCTAACATGTTTTCTTTGATTGCAACTGGAAGTAAATTTAAATTAATTCCTAAATCATTACCCGCTTCAGTTGGATCTAATGCAAGTACTACAGGATTAGAATCCCACCAAGGTAATTTTTCCATATGCTTAGGCTTATCATACCTAAATACATGTATCATGCCTGTTTTAAATGGACGTATATGATTTGAAACTGAATTTTCTCTAATAGATTTAGAAGATTTAAAAAACCAATCTTCAGCCTTTTTTCTAGCGCGTAGTTTTCCACCAGCTTCCTTAGATAATTTCTTTATGTCTTTTTTAATTTGACCCATTACTTAAGTGTCTTTTCTGTTAAAACAATAAATCTCCAACCTCTATTTTCTGCCCAAGCTTTCGCGTATGCATACTTATCTCGGTTTTTAATAAATTGTTCAGCTAAAAATTTATATGATTTTAGTGCCTTTTGACTTCTTTTTTTAGGAGGCTGTGGTTTTTTAATTTGTGCCTCTGGTTTTACTTCTATTAAAAATTCTTCAAATCCTTCATCCGTTTTTGTTTTCATATAGAAATCAGGATAATATTTATGTTCCCTTTTGTCAGCTGACCATATATATTTAATTTCTACTGGCTCACTGGACCATTTTACAACACTATCTTTAGTGTCACATATTATCATAAACTTACGTTCCCACGAGGATCTGTATATGATCGGAGATGGACCAATATATTTATCAGGATTAGTTGGGTTGAAATATCCTTGAACAAATCCTGAATTTCCTGTGGGTTTTAAGTTTTTTATTGACATTTAAATATTGAACATGCCACCTCCATCATCACCACCTTTTCCTGTAGTAATTCTATCTATAGACATCGTGTTTTTATATTTTTGGGGATGAATTTTATTCCAACCTTTAGCATCCTCTTTTTGCTATTTCTGTAAAATATGCAAATGCATTGGTATATTTAGGGTTAAAGTTACGCCAATATTTCAATAAGTCTAATAAAGCAAATTGTAAACAATCGTTTCTATCGTCTTCGCTTACATATGTTAATTTTCTAATTGTTCTTTCAGCTAAAAGAACTAGCATTTTTTCTGCTGTTGGTGTTAACTTATCGTCTTGCTTAGATTCTACAATCGCATTGTATAAATCTTTATTATTTAAATAGTTCTTTTTTCTGGGCACGTTATATAGTTTTATTTATAGTTATACAAAAAAAAGCCCGTTTGTTTCCAAACGAGCTCTAGTTTAAAGTTTATTGTTAGTAATATTGTTAATAATTACCAAAAAGTATTTATATTCCTGTACCCGCAGCTAATTCTATTCTAAATTTTTCAATTCTAAGCGGTTCGTCATTTACAAAAACGGTTAATGTGTCATCTTTTCCAGCTGCCGCGTATTCTACTGCGTCTACTTTAATTGAATCACCTTCTTTTAAGCCTTCTGCTGCTCTAGAAATAGTAGCATCTAAATAACCGTCAGAAAGCCCAAGTGAACTTTCATTATTTAAATCTTCAATTTCTTCAGAAATTCTTTTAATTTCAGTATTAAGTAAATTATCTGCAGCTTTAATATCTGGTAAATTTCTATTGGCTTCAGCTAAGCGGCCTTTCTGATCTTTTAAGAAAAATATCATTTCTTGCATTAATGATAGTTTCTTTGTTTTTTCTTCTCTTTTAGATTTGAAAGATTCTAATATATCTTCTACCATGAATGTAATATCTTCTCCTGTTTTTTCAGCAACGTATTCTATAGCTTCATCTGCTAATAGTTTTTTAAACGCTGAAATTTTAGTAGATTCGTTTAAATCAAATACAAATGTATTATTACCAGACCTCATTGCCACGGAAACAATATTGTTATCTCTAGTTTCAGTAACGAAATCTAATTTTTTATATAAACTTGCATTTAATGTAGCTAATTCAAATAAATTAAATACGGCTTTGTCTTCGTATCTGATATAACCTGAACTAAAAACGCTTTCTGATAAAGGTAAACCTTGACTAATTAACATTTCAATATTGTTAGCAAAATATTTATTTTCTTTAATATTGTATGTGAATTTTATAGCTATTGAAGATTTTTTAATTTTATTTAATTCAGATTCCAATAAAGTTAATTCTTCTTCAACTGTAGATACTGTGAATTTAGTTTTTGAATTAAGTGAAACTGTTTTTTTAGATTCTTTTAAGAATTTAATTTTACCTTCTAATTCAACAAGATTATTAAAAGATTCTAATGCAGCATCTTCTACTTTGAATACTTTGGTTTTATTATTGTAATCATAATAAAAAGAAATTGAGTTTTCTTCAAATGTAAACATGTTTGTAGCTTCAACAAGCGAGTTAAATGTAGGATTAACTTCTTTAGTTAATTCTATGTTTTCTCCTGTCATTTTAAAGTTATGTCCAGCAACACTAAATGTTGTAGTGCCTTGATCTTCAAGTACTGGAGATAAAATTGCTTTATTTAATTTTCCCATTTTTTTGGTCTTTGATTTTAATTATATATCTTTATTTTATTGATCGAATGGCAACTCTGTACCATCTACGTCGTATTTGTCGCCTAATAAAGAATTGTTATTTTGATTTTCTAGATCTTTAAATCCTTTTTTATTTAATCCACTATTGCCTATAGTAAACATTCTATTAGACTGTTTTTTTCTTCGGCTAACTCTTTTTAATTGTGTTTCAGTAGTTAATTCATTACCCAAATTCAATACTGAACAGTCGATGTCTGTTGCTACTAAAGTCCATTTATTTCCATCAGAAGTCCATTTTGAATTTGTATCACAATCGTAATATACAAATGGAGGTACAGTTGGATCTAAGAATCCGTTAGGATCTCCATAATTACCTGTGATTCCATCTGCGTGTGACGTTCTTGTAAATTTCTGGTAAATATCTTCTTCAAAATCAAACGCAGGTATAAATGAATTTATTTCTAAACTAAACGTTACTTTGTGATTTTCTTTATCGTCGAATGAATATTCTAC